CCTTTTTTTGACCGCCCGGAGGATCGGAAGACCCCCACCCGACGCGAAAGGAAGCGAAAACAAGATGGAAAAGACGACAGATTCCCGGATAAAGAAGGAGAAGGCGCGGATAGCGAAACTCTTCAAGAATCTGCCGGAAGAAAGACAGGCCCTCGTCGCTGGATTGATAAACCGGGCCGCATATATGGCGGTGTCGCTTGAGGATATGGAGCAGACCATCAACGACGACGGCATGCTGATGGAGATGAGCCAGGGCTCTTACAGCATCCAGCGGGCGCATCCGCTCATTACCCAGTACAACTCCATGATAAAGAACTACAACAGCACCATCAAGCTGTTGTGCGACAACCTACCGGCGGCAGCGGCCCAGCAGGCTGGCGACGCGCTGATGAAGTTCGTGACCGGCAAGAAGGTCGAGCTCCGGTGAACTGGGTCAAAGAGTACTGGGAGAAGATATCGTCCGGCGAGATCCTCGCGAGCCGACGGGTGACCGCCGTTTATAAAAGGCTGATAGAAGAGATGAGCGACAGCGGCTCGCCGTATTACTTCGATGAAGACGCGGGTGAGCGTCCGATACTGTTCATCGAGACCTTCTGCAAGCAATCACAGGGGACGATCGGCGCGCCGCTGACGCTCGAACTGTTCCAGAAGGCGTACCTTCAGACGCTTTTCGGGTGGCTGGAAAAAGACACCGGCTGCCGGCGCTTCCGCGAGACGATGTTCTTGTGCGGGCGCAAAAACGGCAAGTCGACGTTGCTCTCCGGCGTGGCGCTCTATATGCTGGTTGCGGATTATGAGGGTGCGGCGGAGATATATTCCGTGGCGACCAAAAAAGACCAGGCGCGCAAGGTGCTGACCGAGGCCGTGAACATGGTCAAGCAGTCGCCGGAGCTCAGAGCGCTGCTCAAGAAGCGCCGGAACGATCTGTACTTTCCGGCGACCAGCTCCATCTTCGAGGCGCTGGCGTCGGATTCCAACACGCTGGACGGGCTGAACTCACACGCCGTCATCATCGACGAGCTGCATGCGATCCGCGATCGCAACCTGTACGAGGTCATGAAGCAGTCGATATCATCCAGACGGCAGCCGCTCGTTATCATGATAACGACGGCGGGGACCGTCCGGGAGTGTATCTTCGACGACATGTACGAGTTCGCGTGCGAGATCGCGGACGGCAAGAAGACGGACCCGGCGTTCCTGCCGGTCCTGTACGAGCTTGACTCCCGCGAGGAGTGGACGGACCCGCGCATGTGGGTCAAGGCCAACCCCGGTCTGGGCGCGATAAAACAGTACAAGACGCTCGCCTCGTTTGTGGATCGGGCGAAAAATAACCCCGCCGACCTGCCGGGCGTCCTGTGTAAAGACTTCAATATCCGGGAGAACGAGTCCTCGACATGGCTGAGCTACGAGCAGATCCGGAACGACGCGACGTTCGAGATGTCCGACGTATACGACACTTACGCCATCGGCGGGTGCGACCTGTCGGCGACGACCGACCTGACGGCGGCGACGCTGCTGATACGACGAAAAGACGATCCGACGGTCTACGTCCTGCAGCAGTACTTCCTTCCGGAAGCGCGGATCGAGCACCTTGAGAGCAAGGGGACGAACGAAGCTCCGTACCGTCTGTGGGCTGACCGGGGACTTCTGACGATATGCCCCGGCAACCGGGTCGACTACTCGCGCGTGACGGAGTGGTTCTGCCAGATGCGCGACGAATATAAGATAGACGCGACCCGGATCGGCTACGACCGCGCCCTCGCGGGCTACTGGGTGGAGGAAATGGTCTCCAACGGCTTCACGATGGAGTCGGTCGCGCAGGGCCCGTTCACGTGGTCGCAGCCGATGCGCGAGATGGGAGCCGCCCTCGCGGACAAGATAGTCAATTACAACCGGAATCCGATGCTGCTGTGGTGCTTATCCAACACAGCGGTAAAGAAGTCCGGTTTAAACAACATACAGCCGGTCAAGATATCGGAAAAGAGAAGGATAGACGGCGCTGTGTCCCTGCTGAACGCATGGGTCATATACGTCAAGTATTACGACGATTACATGTATTATGTGGGGTGAAACAATGCCCGAAAAAAGAGGACTATTTGAGACGATATTCGGGAAGCGACGTCCGCCCGAAAAGGACTACCAGACGTTCAAGCTGCTGAACAGCTACACCAGCAGCTTTGTACCGTATTCCGGGCGCGCTTGGGACGTAGATACCGTCAGATCAGCCGTACACGCTTTTGCGCGCAGGGCAGCCATAGTGCAGCCCCGGCATATAAGGCGCGGTGACGGCAAAATAACGGACGTTTCCGGCGGGGTGAACAATCTGCTCCAGAACGCTCCGAACCCGTACAGTACGGCGTATAAGCTGTATTACCGCGCGGCCGTGCAGTATAAGCTGTTTAACAATGCATTTATTTATCCCGTGTGGGGTCCGAACGGCAGTCTTGAGGCGCTGTACAACATCAACGCGCAGGAAGTCAACCTTCTGGAGTACGAGGGGCAGATGTACGCGCAGTTCCGGTTTATTAACGGCAAGTCGTATATATTCCCGTATGATGAGTTCATCCACGTGGGGAGCATGTTCTGCGAGCATGACGTCTTTGGTGACCCGAATACGCCGATCGACCCGACGCTCCGGACAGCGGACACCTTCCAGCAGAGCATGAACAAGTCCGCCGAGCTTGTGGCGGTGGTGCGCGGCATACTGGAAGTCGCGGCGTCGACAAAATCAGAGGATCTGAAAGCCCGCCGGAACGATTTCATCAATGACAACCTCGCGATGGGTACGGACGGAGCCGGGATAATCGTCACGGACAACAAGTACCACTATACGCCGATCACGGACAAGCAGACGCCGATTCCGACGGGACAGCTGGATTATATCAAAGACAGTATTTACGACTACTTCGGCGTAAATGAGGACATTATCCAGAACAAGGCGACGCGCGATCAGGAAAGCGACTTCTACGAAGGCGAGATAAAGCCCTTCCTCGCTCAGATGCAGCAGGCGTTCACGAACTGCCTGTTCAGCGACCGCGAGCGCGGGACCGGTAACGAGATAGTCTTTGAGGGCAACCGGCTGCAGTTCGCCAGCACGGGCGAGAAGCTGGAAACGGTCAAATATTTGTCGGATATCGGCGGTCTGACGCTCGATCAGGCGCTGACGACGCTCGGCTTCCCGCCGATCGGCGGCGAGGAGGGCAAACGCCGGGTCCAGACGCTCAACGTGGTGAATGCCGACAAGGCGGACCAGTACCAGCTCGGCGACGATCCGAAGGACGACAAGGAGGAACAAGACGATGTTCAAACCGAATGAAAGGGAATACAGGCTCGCGGAGCCGTTCCAGATAGAGCAGAACGAGGCGCAGGAACTCCGGCTCAAGGGGCTGCCGGTCGTATTCAACCGGGAGACGGTCCTGTTTGAGTACGAGGGCATACAGTACAAGGAGATAATCGCCGGCGACGCGCTGGAAGGCTGCGACATGAGCGACTTTATCCTTAACAGGAACCACGGGCAGAACGACAGCACCGTCTTCGCGAGGACGAAAAACGGCTCGCTGACGTTCGCGGTCACACCGGCGGGACTGGAAGTCGACGCGCTTCTTGACCCGGAGGACGAGAGACACGTCAACCTTTACCGCGATATCCAGAAGGGCCGCATCGACAAAATGTCCTTCGCGTTCACGGTGAGGGCCGAGGAGTATGACCGCAAGACCCACACAAGGACGATCACAAAGATCGCCAAACTCTTTGACGTATCGGCGGTGGATTTCCCCGCTTATAACGATACAGCAATCGGCACAGTACGCGATTTCTTTACGGAGGATTACCGTGATGAATTCCGGGAGCTGGAGCAAGCCCGTCGCAGACAGCTGCTGATCGCAAAAACACTACTTTAATACGAAAGGAATTAAACATCATGTCTAAGAGACTGAATGAAATCAAAACCCGCAAGACCGAGATCAGAAGCATGCTTGAGAGTGACGCGAACGTCGACCTTGACGCCCTTACCAAAGAGCTGAAAGAGCTTGACGCCGAGCAGGCCGAGCTTGAGAAACGTCAGGAGATCGCCAAAGGCATCGCCCTGGGCGACATCGACGCGACCGAGGTACAGAACCCGCTCAACAGGAGCGCCGACACTCTTGACGCCGACGCCGAGGCGAAACTTTACCGCTCCGCGTGGCTCAAGTCCCTTATGGGCAAGCCCCTCACCGCCAACGAGCAGAGGGCCTATTCCACCGCTTCCGGCTCCGCGCTCCCCGCGATCCCGGAGACCACCGCGAACCAGATCATCAAAAAGATGTACGAGGTCGCGCCGATCCTGCAGAGGTGCAAGATCTTCCACGTCCCCGGCAACTTCAAGTTTGCCGTCGAGGGCACCAACAGCGACGCCGCGCTCCACACCGAGAACAACTCCATCACCGCCGCTTCCGACTCTCTGGGCTCCGTCTCCCTTACGGGCTATGAGATCGTCAAGCTGGTCAAGGCCAGCCGCGCGACGGTCAACATGACCATCAACGCCTTCGAGTCCTACGTGGTGGAGATCATCGCCGAGTCAGTCGCCCGCAAGATCGAGAACTACATCTTTGTCGGCACCGGTTCCTCTCAGCCCGGCGGCGTCGCTCAGGGCGGCAAGGGCTCCGGCGGCGCTTACGCCGACGGCACCGATCAGGTCACCGTCGCTGCCGCGTCCACCGTCGCGGAAGCCGACATCACCGCGCTTTACGGCATGCTCGCCTCCGGCTATGAGCGCAACGCCGTATGGTGCATGAGCAAGGCGACCTTCTTCGCTTACTTCTACGCTCTTATGAACAAGAGCAAGAACAACCTGATCGAGTTTGCCAACGGCAAATACTACATCATGGGCTGCGAGGTCTACTTCACCGGCTCTCTTACGAAGGGCGTCGCGTACCTGGGCGACTTCAGCTACATCGTGGGCAACTTCTCTCAGGACATCACCGTCGTGAAGTCCGAGCACAGCGGCCTTGCGACCAACAGCGTGGACTACCTCGGCGCGTGCGTGTTCGACAGCAAGGCGATCGGCGGTATGGGCGCGTTCGTCAAGTTCGTAAAGACCCAGTCCACCTGATCGGAGGCTGAAGCATGACGGAACCTTCTGTGGAATACATAGAGGCGGTCCGTCAGGCTCTCCGCATAAGCCACATTTACCTTGACGAAGAGATCCGGGATCTGATTCAGGCGGCACGGGCTGACCTCCGCCTGATCGGGATCCTTGAAAGCAAGACGGACGATGAGAGCGACCCGCTTATCCGGCGAGCTGTCATCGTCTACGTCAAGGCGGAGTTCGGCCTTGATAACGGCGACAGCGTGAAGTACCGCGAGAGCTACGAGATGCTTAAACGGCACCTCGCGCTCTCCGACGCTTACACGGTCGCGGAAGAGGCAGGTGTCTGACGATGTGGCGGGACCTGATCTGTTTATGCAAAGAGTCTGAGCAGCTTGACAGCCTCGGCAAACCGTATAAGACGTTCACAAAGCGGACGGTGTTCTGCGACGAGCGCGGGGTCAAGCGGAACGAGTTCTATCAGGCGTCCGGGCAGGGCTACCGGCCCGAACTCTGCGTCGTCATCCGCGCCGTGGATTACGAGCGCGAGATGCACGTGGAGTACAGAGACCGCCCCTACCGGGTGATCCGCACGTACCCGGTGGCGAACGAGTGCCTTGAGCTTATATGCCAGGCATTCAACAACGACGATTGAGAGGTGGACCATGTACGCGACCACGACATTTATATCGACGCTGCGCGACGCCATCAACGAGATCGTCCCCACCTACTACGAGGAAGCGCCGAGCAAAAACGCGGTCTTCCCGTTCGCGGTCATCACCGGGCTGAACATCCGCGACCTCGATCAGGGTGACGAGGCTACGTTTTACCTTGAGCTCTGGGCGGACGAGAAGGCCCCGGACGCCACCGTGACGCTTGAGACGCTCTGCGACACTCTCCGCAACCGGCTGACCAACGCGGTCATCGGCGAGGCGGGGGCGTTCGCGGCGCATATCGGCTTTGAGCGGCAGCGGACTATACAGGACAATGAATTCGACATCGCGCACAGGCGGCTGGAGCTGTCGGCGCGAATTTTTTACAACTAAAGGAGTAAACTATGGTTACTAACCTTACTACCAACCAGATTGAGTCGATCCAGATCGACGAAGGTCTTATCGTCATCAATCAGGGCGAGACCGGTGAGGAAGTCCTCGCGCCTACCAGAGGCGGCGGCGAGTTTACCGCGAGCGTGACCGTCAGGGACATCGAGTTCGACGGCAGACACGGCAAGACTGCCGGTATGCAGGTCATCGAGGAGCAGGCCGCTTCCCTCAAGGTGACGGCGCTCTCCATGACGCAGGACAGGCTTGCCGACATGGTCCCCACCGCGACCGTTGACACCGGCTCCGGCAAGAACAGTGCCGTGTCCAATCCCGGCACCGGCTACATCGGCGTTACGAACTATCTGAAGAACGTCACGATGTTCTGCAAGACCATCGGCGGCAAATTCAAGAAGATCACGATATACAACGCCATGCACGAGACCGGCTTCGGCGTGAAGGCCGTGCAGAAGGCCGAGGGCGAGCTTGAACTTGAATTCCAGGCGCATTACGCTCACACCGACCTTGACGGTGATCTGTGGAAGGTCGAGGAACTCAGCGCAATGCCGACCATAACCGGCTACAACGCAACCTGACGGAGGACAAACGATGATAACACTGGAAATGGCGCCCAGACTCATGAACATAATCGGACGGATCGACGTAAAACCGGTGCTGGAGAAGCTCCGGGACCTCGATCTGGGTGAGCTGAGCGGCGGGAAGCTGTCAAAAGAACAGATCGGCATACTTACGATGGAGATCATCGCCGATCTGACGCCGCAGCTCCCGCAGATCGCCGACGACATAATCCCGCTGGTCGCGCTCTATAAGGACATCACGGAAGACGAGGCGGCGAAGCTGGACCTCGCGGAAGTGATCAACGACGTCGTGAACGACGACGCGATCCGGCATTTTTTCGGCGTGGCCTTGCGCCGGAAGGTCGCGCAAGGTGCCTGACACTAATACATAAATACTACGACTGGCAGCTCGTCAAGGACCTTCCCCTGCGTTCTCTTGACGAGCTGCTTTCTTTTGCAGAGGCCGAAGAGGCGCGTATCAGACGCGAGGAGACAGAAAAACAGCTCCGCCCGCTCTGGATCGCCAACTGGGCGATCTCACGTCTGAACGGCGGGACCGGGGATATCAGCTACGAGGACTTTTTAAAAGAGATATTCGAGCAGCCGACGCCGAAACCGTCAAACAGGTCTCCGGAGGACATAATGAAAGAGTTCATGCCGTTCGTGGAAGCTGAACGCGCTAAAGGGGGCGACTAAATGGCAAGCATCTTTTCGCTTTTCGGCGAAATACTCATAGACAACACAAACGCGAACAAGCAGATCGACACGACCACCGACAAAGCCGAAAAAAGCGGGTCGAAGGTCGGCTCCGCGTTCTCCAGCATAGCGAAGGGCGCGGCGGCGGTCGGTACTGCCGTCGTGAGCGGCGCTGCCGCGGTCGGCACAAGCGCCTTCAAGATGGCGACGGACACCGCCGGAGCCGCTGACGAGGTCGACAAGATGAGCCAGAAGCTCGGCATGTCGCGTCAGTCGTATCAGGAGTGGGACTACGTCATGTCGCAGGCCGGTGTCGACGTCAACAGCCTTGAGAGCGGCGTCAAGACGCTGACCAACAAGCTGGACGACGCGAAGAACGGCTCGGCGGGCGCGACGGAGGCATTCTCCAAGCTGGGGTTCTCGACAGAGCAGCTCCAGAACATGAGCCGCGAGGAAGTGTTCGACGCGACGATCAAGGCCCTTCAGCAAATGCCCGACAGCGCGGAGCGCGCCGCGCTTGCGAATGATCTGCTCGGCAAGAGCGGTCAGAACCTGACGCCGCTGTTCAACGAGACGGCGGAAAGCACGGAAGCGCTGAAGCAGAAGGCGCACGACCTCGGAATGGTCATGAGCGACGACACGGTCGACGCCGGAGTCAAGTTCACCGACACCATAGGCACGATCAAGCGCAGCTTTCAGGGCATGATGAACCGGCTGGGCGGTACTGTCCTCCCGCTGGTACAGAAGGTCCTTGAGTTCATCGAGAGCAAGATCCCGACGATACAGGAACTATTCACTCGCTTCGCGCCGCTTCTGGGCGACGTGTTCGAGACGCTCCTGCCGCCTCTGCTCGATATGGTCGATACGCTTTTGCCGGCGATCTTCGACCTGATCGAGGCACTGCTCCCGGTCCTGAAGACCGCGATCGAGACCATCCTGCCGGTCATACTTCAGTTTGTGACGTCGCTGACGCCGGTACTGACGCAGATCGTCACGATGGTACTCCCGGTCATCGTCGACCTGATCGGGGCTCTCATGCCCGCGCTGTCGGAGATAATATCCGCCATCCTGCCGGTGCTCGGCGATCTGATCGCCAAGCTCCTGCCGCCGGTCATCCAGATAATCGAGACGATTCTGCCGACGGTCATCGACCTGATAAATACGATAATCCCTCTTGCGGTGGAGATAATAAACGCGATCCTGCCGGTGCTTATGTCGCTGCTCGACCTGCTGACGCCGCTGCTCCAGCCGGTCTTTGACCTGCTTGAGGCGGTCCTGTCGCCGCTGATGGACATCATCAAGGTGCTTTTGCCGCCGCTCATCAAGCTGATTACCCAGATTACGCAGACAGTCCTTCCGCCTCTCCAGAAGGCGTTCACGGTTGTGGCGAATATCCTGAGCGGCATGTTCTCAAGCGCCTTTGAGTACATCGGCAAACAGATGAACAACATCAAGGGCATATTTGAGGGCGTCGTCGAGTTTGTCAAGGGCGTTTTCACCGGGAACTGGCGTCAGGCGTGGGACGGTCTCAAGACCATCTTCACGAACGTCTGGAATGGCATAAAAGAGGCGTTCAAAGCGCCGATAAACTTCATCATAGACGGCATAAACGGTCTTATAAACGGGCTGAACGGCCTGCAGATCCCGGACTGGGTGCCGGTGATCGGCGGTCAGCACCTCAATATCCCGACGCTGCCGCGTCTGCGCGTGGGTATAGATTACGTTCCGTATGACGAGTTCCCCGCGCTTCTGCACCGCGGCGAGCAGGTGCTTACCGCCAGAGAGGCGGAGCAGTACCACGCCACGAAGTCACAGGAGCAGCCCAGACCGGCTCCGGTCGTCAACATCACCATCGGCGAGCGTGCGATCTGGATCGAGCGGCTTGACGGGCGCGACGAGAAGGACATCGGGGCGTTCGTTGATACGCTGCTTGAGATCATGGACGAGAAGATCGCAAGGAAAGGAGCCGTATTCGCATGAGCACGCAGACCTTCCCTTATTTCACCTTTGACGGCGTAAAGTCCCTTGATAAGGGACTTTACATCAAGACCACCAACACGCTCGACAGCGCCGCGCGCGACGTGACGCGGGTCAGCGTCCCCGGACGCAGCGGGGATCTGATCCTTGACAACGGGCGGTATAAGAATTTCCCGTTAAGATACGAATGTTCATTGCTTGATACCACCTCCGCAAAGTTCGGCCAGCTCGCGGGCGCGCTCCGCGACTGGCTGACACGGCGGTACGGGTATTACGAGCTGACGGACTCTTACCGTAAAGGCTGTATCCGGCTCGCGTCGTTCAAGGAAGGCGTCGCCATCGACAAACAGCTTGACATGCTGGGCGAGGTGACGCTTGAGTTCGACTGCAAGCCGTTTTTATACCTGACGTCGGGGCTGGAGACGCAGACCTTCCTTGCGCCGTCGACCTCGCCGCTTAATCCGATGACCATACAGAACCCGTCGAACTACCGGAGCAAACCGATAATCAAGGTCTACGGCAGCGGGGCGGTCACGTTCACGCTGAATACAAGCGTATTTTATCTGACGGTCAACGGGGCTCTGACGATCGACTCCGAGCTGATGGAGGTCTACGAGGGGACGAGCACGCCTGCCAACAGCAAGATGGTCGCGCCGTCTTACCCGGAGCTCCGGACCGGTCCGAACTTCTTCTACGTCGGCGGGACGGGGTCGGTCACCAGCATTGAGATCACGCCGAGGTGGTGCACGCTATGATCCCGGTATTATTCGCAAAAGACGCGACGGAGTTTGTCTCCAACGGTCTGGGCTTTATGGCTGACGCCACGAAGGCGCAGATCACGGAGGAGCGCAACGGCATATACGAGCTTGAGATGCAGTACCCGCTCACCGGGGCGCGCTACGGCTCCATTGAGAACGGCTGCATAATCAAGGCGAAAGTCAGCGACGAGACCGGCAGCGACGCGCTGCAGCTCTTCCGCATATACAACATCTCACGCCCGCTGAACGGGATCGTGACCATCAAGGCCGCGCACATCTCCTACGACCTGAACGGCTGCCAGCTCAAACAGCTGGTGACGTCCGGGACGGCGATGCAGGCGCTCGGCGTCGCTCTGACCGGGACGGACTTCACCGCGTATTCAGACATCGCGACGCTTAACAACGTCAATATCAAGGACCCGTGCAGCGTCCGCGCCGTGCTCGGCGGGATGCAGGGCTCGCTCCTCGACGTTTACGGCGGGGAGTATGAGTTCGACAACTTCACCATCAAGCTGTGGCAGAGCCGCGGATCTGACCGCGACGTCACGGTGGAATACGGAAAAAACCTCACGGCCCTTACTCAGGACAACAGCATCGAGAGCGCGTGGACGCACATCATGCCGTTCGCGAAGTACGACACGACGGACGAATACGGCAATAATACCACCGTTTACGTCTATATCGAGGGTGACCGGATCGCGGTCCCGAACGCTCCGGCGCTGGGGTATGAACGGACGATGCTGGTCGACCTGTCAAGCAAGTTCGGCGACAACAACCGACCGACGCCGGAGACGCTGCTGACCGCCGCGCAGTCATACGTCGCGAGCCATACGTTCGGACCGTCCGTCAATCTGAAAATATCGTTTGTCCAGCTGTGGCAGACGGAAGAATATAAAGACATCGCGCCTCTTGAGCGCGTGAAGCTCTGCGACACGGTGACGGTCAAGTTCCCGGCTCTGGGCGTAACGTCCACGGCGAAAGTCATCAAGACCGTCTATGACTGCATAGCGGAGAAATACGTCAGCATGGAGCTCGGCAACCCGAAGTCCTCCCTCGCTGATACCGTGCTTGAGCAGTCGGCAGAGATCAAGGACGTCGCGAAGGATATTGACGCGAAGATCTCCGCGTCGACAGCCGCCTGGCATAAAGCCATCGACGACGCCACCGACGCCATCACCGGCGCGGACGGCGGTCACGTCCGTATCAATATGAACGAGAACGGGCTGCCGACTGAGATACTGATAATGGACCAGCCGGACATCGCGGACGCCGTCAAGCTCTGGCGGTGGAATCTGGGCGGGCTCGGCTACTCCTCGGACGGGTACGACGGTCCGTATGGCACCGCCATCACGATGGACGGTCAGATCGTCGCGGACTACATCACCACCGGGACGCTGACGGCGAATCTGATCCGCGCCGGAACGATACAGGACGTAAACGCGATAAATCTGTGGAACCTTGAGACCGGCGACTTCCGGTTCAAGAACGACCTGTTCCAGTTCGACAGCACCGGCTCGGTGTGGTACAAGGTCACGTCCGGGACACAGCACCCGCTCACGAAGATGGACGCGACCGGGACCACCTACTACGACGGCGAGGGGGCGATGTCGGACCTGACCGACCCGGACAGTCTGCACATCGTCGGTCATATCGGCGTTGAGTCGATAGACTGGTATCAGATCGCGACGCACCCGTGGGGGACTGACGACAACAAAAAAACGCAGAAGGTCAAGATTGACCCGACGGGCGCGACCGTTTACGGCTCGACGACTATGCCGTATTACCTCCAGTCGTCGACACCCGTTGCGACTGACAACCCCGCGCAGGTCGTGCTTCCTCGCGTCAAGCTCGACGATGACGGCGTCGTTATCTACGCGCAGCAGCCGACGGGGCAGTACCGGTTCTGGACCGGTACCGACGCGGAACCGCTGGTCACGATGAAAGTGGGACTGTCAGACGGTCCGACCGGCGGTATTGATTTTTACATGCTCAATACGGCGGCGACCGTCGGCGGATATAAGATATTTGACAGCAGCGACAAGGTCGCCACGCTGGAATATGGCGAGATCGGTTTTCTCAACAGCACATTAAGCGGCGCGGGCTTGCACTCCATCGGGTCGGCATGGGTCGGCTTGTTTGGTGGCACCGCCGGCGCTGACAACCGCGACCAGCATATCGCAATCACACAGGGGGCTGTGAGCATCCTTGCGTCAGATATCCACATCGGAGACGCGCAGCCTATAACGGCGACACCGGCAACCAGCGTCACGATCGGCGGCAGCGCCGTCACGATCGGCTCCCCGACAACGATAACCGGGGCGCTCACTTTGCAGGCGGGGTTGTCAGTCGCAACAAACAGCACGATCTCCGGGACGCTGACCGTCAACGAGGTCATAGCTAACAGCGCGAGTATCAGCGGCATATCCGGCAACGTGTCCATGTCGAACAATCTGACCGTCGGCGGGACGCTCGGCGTGACCGGGAACGCGACCTTCAACGGCGGCCTCACCGTGGGGACAGCCGTCGCAGACAACGTCTTTCCGACTAATTCGGGGCAGCTCTGGCTCGGAATCAGCTCGAATATGCTGTTGCTCAACGACTCCCGCACAAATTACAACACGATGGCGGGCACGCTGGATATGGCGAACAATCAGATCATAAACGCGAACATGGGCGGCGGGTCGGACGCCAGACTCAAGACCCACATCAAGCCAGCGACGACGGACGCTCTGAAGGCGCTGACCGGTGCGGACCTCAAGTCGTTCGACTGGCTCTGCGATAACCGTCACGTCGACGTCGGTCTGATCGCCCAGCAGCTCCGGGAAGTGGCTCCGGGGCTGGTCATCGAGGACAAGCTCGGCAGGCTGTCGATAGATATGATGGGGCTCGTGGGCTACTGCGTCAAGGCGATCCAGCAGCTCGCGGAGCGCACCGGCTACGACGCCGCGAAAACAGAGTGGAAAGACCCGTTCACAATGGCGCAGAAACGCGCCTTCATAAAAAAAACAGGGGGAAGTATCGCAAATGGATAATTTAAGCGTCCACATGGAACGCACGCGTCTGGCGCTCGTACAGGCCGTCAACGGCGTTCTGAACGAGAGCAAGCTGCCCGCGTACCTGCTTGAGGGGATCGTGGAAGGCATTCTCGCGGATATCAGACGCCAGAAGAACGCGGAGCTTGTCGCGGCGCTCCAGCAGAGCGCGGACAATCCCGAAAGCAAGGAGGCAGAGTGATGGCAACTCTCCAGTATAAATATGACCTCGATATGGGACCGGGGAAGCGGTTTCCGACCATCGTCAAGCTCAGCCAGTACGACGAGGACTTTGAGCTTGTGTTCCGGCTCCACTCCGAAGACGGCGCGCTCGACGTCAGAAACGCGACCGTCGGCACCGTGGTACACGTGACCACCGCCGAGATCAGAGGCACGAAGTCTGACGGCAACGGCTACTCCGCGACCTGCAACGTCGGCGCGGACACTGACGGGACGCCGACGGTGACGTTCGTCAGCAAGGACCACATCTCTGTCGACGGCGACAAACACGCTCAGCAGATGACAGCCGTCGCCGGGAAGACGCCGTTCGAGCTGACTCTGTACCACTCCGAGACCGAAGACGGCGAGACGACGACCAGGATCATCAGCACCGGCAACTTCCTGCTTGAGGTGGAGCGCGCCCCGCTTGATATCGACACTTTACCCTCCGACTCAAAAATCCGCGAGCTGTACGAGATCGACGACCACATTGACGATATCATCGACGCGGCGGAAACCATCGTCAACGCGATAGACCCGACGCTGACCGTGGAAGGCGCGGCGGCAGAGGCGTCAGTAGTCGGATCGTATCTGAATGACAATCAGATTACCGCAACCGAACAGGCCCCGAAAGACTATAACCTCATCACGACTCCGGGTAAGTATATCAACGGCACGGCTGTGTCTGTTGCAAACACATTAAATAAGCCGACCGGCATGACTGCTCCGCACAAGCTTTATGTCATAAAGCAGACAAACGCTCAGCGCATATCGCAGATCATACTGTCCAACACAACTGATCCCGGCGTGCGTATCTACAAGCGTTTCGGCTCAAGGTCCGGCTCTGCTCCTAATTACACTT